CTGGTTATGCTGCTACTGTTATCGGTGTAAGTTCTGAAACTCACCTTGCAGGTAAGTCTATCGTTAGAGTTGCTATCGGACAAAGTGTCAATGTTTCTCAACTGATCTTTAGTGGTGATTATCTTAGCAGTCAAACTGAACTGACTGAATATCCTCAACTGACTATTGCTGATACTCCTGACGAGGTTGGCCTTGGTACATTTGGAACTCGTTATAGTGGAAGCAATCTTGAAGTTATGTTCTACCCAGGTGTCACCTCTGGTGTCGCCACAATCACTGGTTATCATGAACTCTTCTACAGAGATCAAGATGCTAACGCTGATGCTGTTAACAACATCACATATAATGTTGGTATTGATGAATATGTTGAAGATAGTTTTACAACTGGTGATAAGTTAGACTTTGAACTGACAAGTGACGGATTCCCTGTTTACGCTCATGTATTCAATCCAAATACTGCTTCTGTTCTCGATCCAGCAACAGGTATCTTCACTATTAAGAATCACTTCCTGAACACAGGACAAGACCTGGTTTATACACCAGAGAGCACAATCATTGGTGTTTCATCTGTATCTGTAGGTATTGGATCAACTCTTGTTGGTGGTGGATTTGGTACAGGTGATGCTATTGCTGGATTCAACACGGTATCCGGCCTCAGTACAACCTCTGGTATGGTTGTTGGTCAACTGTTCCGTGGACCAGGACTTTCTCCAGAAACTCCAACCACATTTGTTGTTGGACTTGGTAACAGCGTTACATGGTTCACTGCAAACAGTGATGGAACTAAGGTTTTGACTGGTGTTGGAAACACAGTAGTCTTAGAACTTAACGAAACCATTGAAAGTGATCATGATTACACTGGATTTGGTACTATCACAAATATTGGATTCAACTCGATTACTGTTTCCAATAATGTCCCAGCTGGTGTTGGTAGTGTCTATCACTCCACTAGACTGAGACCTTCCGTTACCATTGGACCACCCGTACAAGTTGGTGTTACTACATTCCGTCAACAGTATAGATCTGGTATTAATACCGACACTATGCCAGAGAATGTTTATGCAATTAAACTGACTGAAGATACATTCAAACTGGCAACTAACGAGGCTTTTGCAAATGCTGGAATTGGTGTTACATTCACAAGTCTTGGTAGTGGTAATGCTCACGTCCTTGATACTACTAAGAAACTTGAGAAGTCTCTGATTACGCTGGATGGTATCAACCAAGCACCTATTACCGGAGCAGATCTTTCGTTTGAACTTAGACAGTCTCTGGGTCTTGGACAAACTTCATTCCCCATAAGCGGTATTGCTTCTGTTCAACCAGGAGATTTGATGAAGGTTGGTGCAGAAATCATGACCATCAACAACGTTGGTCTTGGAACAACTGCTGGTGATATCTCTGGTATCGGTACATTTACCGTTGTCAATGTAACTAGAGGTGCTGTTGGAACTGCAGTATCATCTAAGACTGACGGAGATAATATAGAAATCTACAGAGGTTCTTACAACATCGTAAGAAACAAGATTCACTTCACAGAGGCTCCTGCAGGTGCTGGAACAGATGAAACTGTTGATGAAAAGAATCTCACAATTCAAAATGCCAAGTTCGGTGGACGAACATTCTTGAGAAAGAATTATCAGAAGAATGCTCTGTTTGTTGATATCTCCAATCAATTCACTGGTCTTGCAAGAACCTTCACTCTGGTCACAGAGGGTGATGCTAATGTTGGTTTTGAAACAGGATCTGGTGTTCTGTTCCTGAACGGTATCTTCCAGGCTCCTACAACTGCTAACAATACAGAAAATGCCTATGAGACTATCTCAAGTCCTGTAGGTGTCACGAGCGCACAATTCAATGGCGTAAGACTCCTAGATGGTTCTCCTTATATTGATGAGGATGATGTAAACCAGAACCAGATTCCTAGAGGCGGTCTGATCGTCTCCTTGGGTAGCACAGGTGGTAAGGGTATTGCTCCTCTGGTAGGTGCAAAATTCAGAGCAGTTCTTAGTGAAGGTGGTGGTATCTCACAGGCTGTTGGTGTTGGCACAACTCTTGGTAGACCAGGACTTGGAATCGTCACAGCGTCTTATAATGAATCCACTGGTATCATGGAAGTTGAGACGAACACTCCCCATAAGTTCGTAGGGACAGGTGAAAATGTCTACATGATTGGCCTTGAGTTCTCTTGTTCTACTGAGCACGCAGGAGTTACAACAACAATCTTCCCAGATGGATCACAACCTGGTGGATATGTCTTTGAAGTAACTGGTGTTGGATCAACTACCATCTTCAGAGCAGACGTTGGAATCTGCACTATTCCTCATGTCTATGAAGGATCTGGTGAGGTATTCAAGTTTGATACTGAGATCAACACTGGATCTGGATACAGAGAACCAGTTGCCATCGCGATTACAGATCCTGGATATGTACATAGATTTGTAAGTGCTGAAGATGATTCCATCTCTGTAACTTCTTTCACAGGATCAACTCTGACTCCTACGAATGCAACTTATGAACCCACAACTGGTGAGTTTATTCTTACAATTCCAGACCATGGATTGACAACTTCAGATAGCATCGGTATTAAGACTGGATCTATCGTATTCACATGTGATTCTGATAACTTTGCTGATAAGCAATCTTATCCAAGAGCAACTGACCCAATTGCCGGTGTCATTACTCCTGTCACATCTTACACATCTGGTAGTATTACTGTTAATGTTGGCACTAACGCTGGATTTAACGCTGTTGCCATTGCAACCGTTGGTGCTGGTGGAACACTGCATGTAACTGTTTCGGCTGCTGGAACAGGATATGTAAATCCCCAGTTCATTATTCCTGATCCCTCTTACTCTAATCTTCCTATTGAAGGTATTTCAAGATTGGGTGAGGGAGCAACAACTGAAACTGGATTTGGTGCAAGAATCACTTGTGAAGTTGGAGCTGGTCAAACTAATGTAATGAGTGAGCATCACTTCGTTACTGGATTCAAACTTGATAATCGTGGTTATGCATTCAGAAAAGGTGATGTCTTCAGACCTGTAGGACTTGTAACTGCAGTGGGTGTTGGAGCAACTAACTTTGAAGATTTTGAACTGACTGTTCTCGAAACCTTCACAGATTCCTTCTCTTCTTGGCAGTTTGGTGAACTTGATTATATTGACAGCATCAGAGATCTCCAGAATGGACTCAGAAGGAGATTCCCACTGAGACAGAACTCTCAGTTGATCAGTTTCCAGAAAGATCCAACTGTCACTGCTTCTTCTCAACTTGATCTGAAGAATGTACTTGTTATCTTCATTGACGGTGTAATTCAGATTCCTGGTGAGGCCTATGAGTTTGATGGTGGAACCAGCGTAGTCTTTACTGAACCACCTTCAAATACCTCAGAAGTTGACATATTCTTCTACAGAGGAACATCTGGAGATGATAGTTTCCAAGCGTCTGTTCCTGAGACAATTAAGAAGGGTGACTCTGTAACACTCAATAAGAAAGATGGTGATGATAATACCGAGACTCAAGCAAAGAGACTCGTTAGCGATGTTGCTTCTTCTGACAAGATTAACACCACAATATACAGTGCTCAAGGTGTAAATGATGAAGTCTTTAGACCTCTCGATTGGAGAAAGCAAAAGGCTGATAAACTGATCAATAGTGAAATCGTTACTAAGGTCAGAGATTCTATCGAACCTCAGATCTATCCTGTCGCTAGATTGATTGGTGATATTTCTGATGGAGACACTGATTTATTTGTAGATAGTGTAAGATTCTTCCAATATGAAGAATATGCTGCTGGCGCACCAGCAAGCAACAACATTCAAGTTGATGCATTTATTATTGATGGTACAGAAAACGTTGGTGCCGCAATAACTGCTGTTGTTGGAAGTGACACCACTTTAACATTCGATGTTACTTCTGGTGGATCAGGATATGCGGGTACATCTGTAACCTTGGGTATTGCTGCTCCTCCTAGAGTTGACAACGCTAAATATGGAATCGTAGGTGTTGGCACCACAGCTATTGCTAGAGGTATCCTTACTAACGGAGTTATCACTAGTGTTACAATTGATAACGCTGGTGGTGGATACAATGTCGATGCACCTCCTCAGGTTATTGTTACTGACAATGCAGTTAAGACAGATACCATTGACAACTCTGACATTATTATTGGTTATGTCGGTGTAATCACTGGCATCTCTACTACTGGCGGTGGTTCTGATCCAACAAGCATTGTCTTTGAAACAGATCTTACAGACTCCATCGTATCCACTGCTGAACTCGATACATTGATTGCTGGATATCCAATTTATGTTTATGACACTACTGTAGGTCACGGTGTAACAGCTGTTCAAGGCACTACTGGTTCAACATCCCTCGATGACATGATCGTCGGTATTGGTACCACATTTGCTGATGCTGTTTACAAAGTCGCTGACATTACTAGAAGTTCAAATGTTGGTGTGATTACATGTCACATTCAATCCACCACTAACACTGTGGGTCTTGCCTCAACTGGAACACGCGCTGTTCCTATTGGAAGATTCTCATGGGGTAGACTTGGCCAAGTATCAAGATCTGCTTCACCTGTTGCCTTTGCAGTTTCCTCCTATACTGCCAATTCTGGATTATCAACTTATCCAATTGTTCAGAGAAGAGGATTTGGATTGAGAGACACTGGTGCTCTCAAGAAGCAAGTGGCAAATTAAAGTATAAATATCAACATAGGAAAGCGATTTAAAAATGCCTGCGCTGGTAACCGATCAATTTAGAATCTTCAATGCTAACAATTTAGTTAGTTCAATTGAAGATACTAGTAACTCTTTCTATATCTTCCTCAGCTTGCCGAACCCGACTTCGCCTGCTTTGGGATATGGAAGGACTGATACTTGGAATACGTCAACTTCTGGAGCTCCCTCTCCTATTGACAATTTCAATTATAACAATCACACCTATGATGTGATGTTGTTTGGTAAGAAGGTTACCTCTTCTAATGTAAGAAGACTTGTTCGTAAGGTTAACTGGGCTCAAGGCACCACTTACGAAATGTATCGCCATGATTATAATGTGAACAATCCAGCACCGATCACAGGTGCTACAAGACTCTACGACGCACGCTATTATGTCGTCAACTCGGACTTCAAAGTCTACATCTGCATCGACAACGGATCTAGCGGAACAAACACGAGTGGCAATGCTTCTCAAGACGAACCCACTTTCACTGACCTCGAGCCTTCAAAGGCTGGCGATTCAGGAGACGGGTATGTTTGGAAGTATCTCTATACCGTTGACCCATCGGACATTATCAAGTTTGATTCGGTAGAATATATTTCTGTTCCTGGTAACTGGAGTAGTTCTACAAATGCACAGATTCAATCTGTTAGAGAAAACGGAGATTCTGATTTAAATAATAACCAATTGAAAAAAGTCTATATCGAAGACCAAGGATTTGGTTATGGTATTGGTCTTGATAGAGAAGTTGATATTTTAGGTGATGGAACTGGTGGTAAGTGTGTTGTTAGCACTGATACCTCAGGTAGAATCATTGATTGTCAGATTTCTCAGGGTGGTAAAGGTTATTCTTACGGAATCGTTGACCTCGGACCATTACAAGGAAGCACACTTTCGAGACTTGCAAAACTGGTTCCGATTATTCCTCCTTCCAGAGGTCATGGTTATGATCTTTACAAAGAACTTGGATCTGACAAAGTTCTTATGTATGCTCGATTTGATGATTCGACAAAAGACTTCCCTGCTGACACTACGTTTGCACAGATTGGTCTAGTTAGAAATCCAACTTCTTTTGGATCTACAACAGTATTCACAGCAAACCAGTTCTCTAGTTTGAGAGCTCTCAAACTTTCTGGTAAGTCTGGAACCATTGCTGTTGGTGATGAGATTCGCCAAGTTGTTGGAACATCAACCGCTGTGGCATATGTTGCATCATATGATACTGAGACTAGTGTTCTGAAGTATTTCCAAGACAGATCACTTTATTTCAGTCCTGTAACTGGCGATCAAAAAGACTATGTTGGTGTATCCAGTGAAGGTAAAGTTCTAGCTTTTGATTCTTCTGCGGAACCAGTTACAACAGTTTCTGGATTCTCTGGTAATATTGATACGAACTTCTCTGGTATTACTACAATTATTAACAACAAGACCATCAATCTTGGCGTGAACTTCACTGATGGACTTGCCGATCCTGAAATAAATAAGAGGACGGGAGAGGTCTTGTATCTGGATAACAGAACTGAGGTCACTCGCAACTCTCGCCAAAAAGAAGATATTAAGGTAATTCTGGAATTCTAAGACGATGCCACAAAAGACGAATCTGAATGTTAGTCCTTACTATGATGACTTTGGCATTGATAAGGATTTTTATCGAGTTCTATTCAAGCCTGGATTTCCTATTCAATCCAGAGAACTGAACAATATTCAGTCTGTTCTGCAGAATCAGATTGAACAGTTTGGTAATCATATTTTTAAGGATGGTTCTGTCGTCATCCCTGGTGCGGCTTCGTTTGACAATCAATATTACGCTGTAAAAATTGACCCCATTCACTTGGGTATTGATGTATCAGTTTACATCGATGATTTTATTGGCAAAACAATTAAGGGACAAACAACACAAGTTACTGCAACTGTTGTAAATGTCTTGAGTTCAACTGATTCTGAAGAGAATCAACTCACGATTTATGTAAAGTATAAAGAGTCTGGAGACGCTCTGAGTGTAGCTAGTTTCCAAGACGGAGAAATCCTGATCGCTCAGGAAGACGTAGTATATGGAAACACCACAATTACTGGTGGTTCTACTTTTGCTCAATGTATTGCTTCTGACGCAACTGCAATTGGTTGTGCAGCTCACATTGATGCAGGCATCTACTTTGTCAGAGGCATCTTTGCTCAAGTTGCAAAGCAAACTCTGATCCTTGATCAATATAGCAATCAACCAGAATACAGAGTTGGTCTCGATGTTATTGAGACTATCGTTACTGCAAAAGACGATCCATCACTTTATGACAATGCGAGAGGATTTTCTAATTTCGCTGCTCCTGGAGCAGATCGATTCAAAATCGAACTCAAACTCTCTAAGAAATCTATATCAGATAGAGACGACAAAACTTTTGTTGAGATTCTACGACTTACAGAAGGAAGAGTCGAGAAGATCGGACTGAAGACGCAATATAATCTCATCAGAGATTACTTTGCAGAAAGAACTTATGATGAGTCTGGTGACTACTCAGTAGAAGCATTTGATATCGGACTCAGAGATTCATTGAACGACCGTCAAGGAAATGGTGGTTTGTTCTATGATAATCAAACCACATATAGCGGTAATAATCCTAGTGATGATATTGCATCACTTACCGTTGGACCTGGTAAGGCATATGTTAGAGGATTTGATATTGAAAACTTCGGAACAGAAGTTATTGATGTCGAAAAACCAAGGGATACAAAAGCAACTACAACTGCTGTTCCCTTCAACATGGGTAACATCCTTAAAGTTAACCATGTCGTAGGACAACCTGTAATCGCCCTGAACACGACTCAGGTAGTCAACCTATACAATACGCGAAAGACCACCACTGTCGCCTCTGCTGCTCCTACAGGAGGCACTCTGATCGGTCAAGCAAGAGTTTATGCTCTGAATGCCGATGAACAGAACTATGTTGGCAATGAAACTGTATTCAATCTACAT